TCCTCATCGGGTGTTTTTGGTGTCTCGAATACAGGTAACCCATGAGCGTTAATGTATCCTTCGTAGTTCCATTCCATAGGTATGAACAAACTATATAATCCTGAGCGAGTCTGTCCATTGGCGTTTCTTTTTGTAACATCTGAGCTTTCATATAGTTTTTTAAAATTATCACCACCTTTATCTAATGCATTAGAAGTACTCCCCATCATACACTTACCAATAATTCTACTACCTAATCGTAAACAAGTTTTTGTAACTCTCCAGTTATTTAAAATATTATTAGGTCTTTCCCATTTACCACTTTCATCATGTACTAACAGTTTTAGTTTTTCACCATCATAGCTGTTATCACCTGTGTTTTTCCAATCTATCGTAGTATCTAACCCTTCTAATTCTTCTAATACTTCACCACTTATAATCTTTCTTCTAGTAAATTTAGAAGCTGGCACCCTATATGCTAATTCTGTTTTAGGTCGATCCATACCATCTTGAATCGGTTTAAAAAAGAACGGATAGTTGACTGATATAGGAACAACCTTGTCAGTAAACATTGTTTTAGCATCTGGTCCAGTTTTAGATAATATTCCATATCTTGAATCACTAGATATAGTGGCTAGATTAACAACTTCTCCTGAAGCCATAAAAGAAAATCCAGAACGTCTATTTTTTAAATAACACATTCCGTAACATCTTATATCAGCTTTACATGCTTCCCAGAATATAAAGAATAATCTATTGGCTTCTCTAAAATCTGGTGGCCCAACATCAATCTTTGACCATTGTAAATACATATAATGAGTTCCAGTTAAATAAGTAGGTGTACCTTGATTATAAAACCAAAAACCCTCTTCACGTCTGGTAAATTCCTCATCAATAAAATCATACCATTTTTCTTTGAAATCTTCAGGATATTTATCCCATTCAAATACACTTTTGATTTTACCTAAAACTTTAGGCAATGGTGTTCTTTCCCATTTATCTGATTCAAATTTTTGGATTTCTTTAGATAATTTAGGGAGAGCTATCTTTAAACCTTGTATTTCATACACATCTCCAATCACCCCAGATTTACTGATTACTACGAAATCGTGTTCCTCGTTATAACCATACTCCCATTTTTTATACCTATTATTTCTTTTAAGAATTTTAGGCTTAACATAGTTAGGTAAGATCTTATATAAAGTTTGTTCGTACATTATTTAGACCTCCTTTCAGCAAAACCTTTAAAAGATTTTTCTTTTTTTTCTTCAACCTTAGGCTTATCTTCTAATAAGTTCTTTTCTTCTTCAATTCTATTTAAAATTTCGAAAGCATCAAATATAGCTAATTTTTTAGTTGCCGCTGCATTCTTTAATCTATCAGCCGATATATCGTCATCAGAATCAACAATAGCTTCTTTAGCTACCTTAATTAACTCTTCAACTGCTTTATGCCCAGCTTGGATTATACTCTTCTTCGTTTCCTTTGTGTTCATACTTTATAACTATATCATTTGATTTCATACAATACACACGTTCTTTATCTATCATAAACTCCCACTCACCTCCGGGTTTGAAACCAACCTTGTCTCCTGGGTTAATTTCGATACCTTTTAAGGTATTATTACCTATTTTTAATACTCCAATACAACGCTCTTCATTTTGTGTGCTAAATTCGTCTGTATTTTTAAGTGGTTTTATGAAGCATCTATCATTAATAGCTGCCCATTTACCTGTATTTTTATATAAATAAATTTGCTCTAGTGCAGCAAAATACATTCCATTTTTAAAATATGAACGACTATTTTGTTGTTCGCCTTTCATGTTATAAAATCTACGAAATATATTTTGATGTACTATAACAATATCACCTTTTTTGATTGGAGTTTTAAAAGCTAGTGGAGTTTCAATAACTTTAGCCATTCGATTTACGAATTTAAAACTTTCAATCTTAGTGTTTAATACTAATTTTTTATCTTCTACTGTAGCAGTATTAGCATATCTCTCGCCAACTGGTTCAATAATGAAATCATATAAACTCCTCATTAATATTCTAAATCATATTCAATAGATATTGCCATGTGAGAATTAAACTTCTTCCAAGGCAATACCTCATTGTTTTTCTTTATATGAATATTATAAGATTTATCATTTTCATCTAATATAATATGAGAAATTTCATGACCTCCATAAACTTGTTGGCCAATAGAATAATGCATAGCGTCATTTTTATAATCAGATCCAATACTGATTTTACGTATTACATTATCCATTACTATTTTTCTTCTTCTACAGCTTCGTCTTCTTTAGTTTCTGGTTTAATTTCTTCGTAAGAACCGTCTTGTAAATTTATACTTACTGAGCCATACTTTTCTTCTAACTCTTGTTTTAACTTCGCTTGGTCTTGGTTTATTCCAGCTACCACATGTAATACCGCATGCTTTTCAGCTTCTAATATACCTACATTTTGAATAGCTTTCGCTAGATCATTTTGAAAAGTTACTACTTGTTTTAGTTCTTCTTCTGTAATTTTTTTAATTTCTTCACTCATTTTTATTTGATTTAATTTGTTATATATTGTCGTTTATAAATTGAAACATTATCAGTGTCACCGCTAAATTCACATTGGACTGTATTTTTATCTACCATTGTGTATTTAATTAACACCCACCAATCTGTTTTTGGATTGTATATTTGTGTAATAATATGTTCCTTTTCTTTTTCTAATACTTCTTCTTTTAAAATATTACCCTCTTTCCAGGATACATTTGTAAATTGTAGTTTTTCTTCTTCATTAACTACTACAAATACATAATGGCTACTGCTTTCACCTTTCCATATTCCCGGTAGTTCTTTGCTTATTTGGCTATAACTAGTCATAGCAATAAGCATACAAATACTTAATAATAATTTTTTCATAATATTTAATTTAATTTAATTGTTCTATAATATAATCACTTATTTTTAATGATTTTTACTTTTTAAAGATACTTGTTACCTTTTCACCCGAGCGTCCACCAAAATAGGCCAACACGACCGACATCATTATCTTCTCGAAAGTATCATTCCATAATTCATTTATATGAAATGGTAAGGTTTCTATACTATCCAAAATACCAGCCATTGAAAATATAACTATACACCATACTAAAACCAATGGGCGCACATTTTTACTCATCCATGAATCTGACATAGAATCTGCCTCCCATCTTGATGTGATAGCTTGTATTTCTTTGTTCTGTTGTTCGTATATTATCTGTTGTAATTTTATTTTATCATCCGCAGGAGCATCTGACTTAGTTATAGCTTCAATAGCTTCTTTTGGTGAAGTTACGCCTTGTAATACATTTCCTAATGTAGGATTAATTACAGATGCTGCACCAAACAATAGTTGTCCAACTGTTGTATCTTTAAATTTCTTTTTTGCCATTTTATAATATTTTACCAGATCTTGGATCAATTATAGTACCAGAACGTAGATCATAATTCATATTTTTTATTCTCCCTCGCAATCCTCTATTATAATCTACTAAATCTTGGGCAGAAGAGGCCCTGTCTCTTAAGTCCTGAAAGTTATGAATATTTCTAAGCGATTGCCCACTAGGATTCGCGGCATAACCCCCTTCAAGGTTAGTTGCAGATCCCGTATCTTGAGTAGATATAGGAAATTCCGATCTTACAGGCATCTCCTGACCTATTATAACACCATGTTTATTGTAAATATTTTCTTTTGATAAAGCCGCATTTAAAGCTTCTTCGCCTTGAGCAGCAGCATTCATTAAGTACTCATGTCTTTCAGCCGCAGCTCTAGCTGCTTTTTCCGCATTTTTATTAAACTTACTACCGAAATAAGTACTACCTTTTGTACCAGCAGCAAGATCTTCACCCTCATTAAGTAATCTATCTTGATTTCGTTTTCTTTCCTCAGCTATAGTTAAAATTCCTTCATCCATTTCTGTACCATCTTCAATTTTTGACCTTCTAGCATTAGTTAGCATTGGATTATGAATAGAGTTTATTGTATGATGGCGAGAACTTAAATAAGGATATTTTTTATCGGTACCATGCTCTTTTGCGTATGGGGTTTGTATATGTGCTTTATCTACTACTTCACCATATGTATCTTTACCTCTATAATTAAAAGTTGGTAAATCAGCAATTATTTCATCAGTTTTTTTATCAAAACTAGTTGCCTTCCTACTAAAAGGATTATTTTGTATATATGCCATATTATTTATTTATAATGCCTCGTAAGGATCTGTTTTATCGTATGCTTCTTTTTCCCAAGGTAAATTTGGATTTCCTTCATCCATTTTACTTCTAGGATATTTTTTACCTTTCCAATACACTGCTTCATCA